GGCAGAAGTTAAACGCTGTTTACGCGTGCTACCGTTACCCCACGCGCCTCGGATTACTTCACGTGCAAGCTCATCAACCGACTTTCTATAAGCTTTAACACCGAGAAGCTCATTAACCTTATTTTGCACGCTCGCATAATCGTATCCGGCAGAAGTTAAACGCTGTTTACGCTCATTTCCGTTACCCCAAGCGCCGTTAATAACTTCTCGCGCCACCTCATCAATACTTGACGTGCGCGCAGCTTGGTCAGAGCCGCCGTTTTTACACCCGTTTAGGCCAGCGTTTTTAATAATGCTCGGATAATCCACGTAAGCATAATCCATATCAACTCTGCCAGCTACTCCAGGCACACTGCCACTTGACGAGTATTGCCAAAGACCATACGAACCCTGATAATCACAGTGCGTGTTCCACTGTGCAATCCACAAAGCGTAACGGTCTCTAACATGAGCGGACACAAGATTATTAGCAGTTGAAAGCGAAGTGTAAAAACCTGCATAATACCCGCAAGCTTCCAGCTTGCTGCAAAAACTTGTAATCAGCGAATCACAGAAGGCTCGCCCACGGTTAAGCTGGCTTTTCTCTTCCAAATCAAAGTAAACAGGATACTCAAAACTCTTACCTGAAAGCATGTTCACACAGCTTTGAGCCTCCTCAGCCGCCTCAAAACCAGAGTTTGCGTACGAATACCAGTAGGCTCCAACATCAAGACCGCATGTTTTTGCTTTACGATAGTTCTGTTCAAACCACTTGTCTTTGCATCCGATACCGTATCCTGCTCGAATGATCACAAACTCAACACCGGATGCTTTCACCGCGTTGAAATCAATGTCACCCTGCCACTCTGACACGTCTATTCCTTTTCTACTCATGAGTATTGTCCTTCCTGTTCTTGTCGTGTAATTGTTCTAAAACGTTTTTTAATTTCTCAGGCACGGGAAGCCCCAGGTGAGCCGCATTTTCGGTTAAAGATAATCCTTCGTTAGATAGGTAGAAGAAAATTACCGCGGTTCTAATCACGCTTCCTTGCTTCAAAACATGAAAATCTATAATGTTTGCTATACCAACAAGCATAAAAATGAGCACCTTTCTAAAAATGCCCTTAAAACCAATGCTGCTAGACAGTTTCTTATCCGTAACAGCACACATCACGCCTGTAATATAATCAGTTACCACAAATAAAACGAGTGCGAGGATAAGCCCGTCGCACCCGCCTAAAAAGTATCCCAGCCAGCCGCCTACCAGTGTGAAAGCCAGTTGAGCACTATTCCAAAATCCTCTCATAATTCTCCTTACAAGTTTTCCTAACATTTGCCAGTACTCTTATAAAAACAAAAAGTAAAAAGTAATAAAAAAAGGACAGGCATGGTTTAAACCACACCTGCCCTAACATTTCAGCATTTCAGCATTTCAGCATTTCAGCATTTCAACTGATATTATTTTTCAACACATGACTACTACTTAACACATTCTTCAGCATCTTCACCTTTCCCAGCCGTTTCACCTTTTTCAGTTTTTTCGGCTTTTTCGGCTTTTATTTTCAAAATCTCGTCGTTAAGTTCGCGTTCTCTAGAATTAAAATAGTCTTCTAACTGTTTCACATACACTTCATATTCCATCGAGTTTTCCGCAATCACTGCCGAACGCATATCAGATAATACGCTTGCAACAATGCCTTCTATCATGTAAGTAGGTATTGGTATTTGCTTATTCAACTCGACTATTTTTTCGTTTAACTCAGCCTTATATTTTTGCACAGCTACCGCGTAGCTAATTGTCGGTTTCACCACTACTCTCCTCCAATCTTTTTTAGAATAATATCCAGCTTGTGGCTGATTTCGCATAAAATTTTCGTATTATCAACTACAGGTGTCGTAATACTTTCTGTCACATCTTTTAAGCGCGTGCCTTTATTAGCCACTATTTTGTTTGTGTGAATAATTAGTTTCTCCATAACAAATTCTCCTCTACTTTCACTTAACGCTTCCACCCGCGCTTTTTAATAGTATTTAACTTTCATGAGTATCCCGTTTTTAAACACCATGTGAGCATTAGAACCCCATTTTGAAGCTTTACCATCCTGGTTCATTTCAATAATCTGCACATAGTTAATATCCGCGTCTACTCCTGCACCGTCTTGCCAAACAGGATCTATAATCTTGTTACCATGCATGTAAAAGTTACATCCAGCGTGAATACCATACTCTTTATAAATGCTTTGCGAACGTGAAAAACACAGCATAGTAGCGTATGTTTCTTCATCAGCTGATTTACGCTGCGCGAAAGCCATATACTTTCCGTCGCTAGTAAGATGAAAAACTAGACCCTTGTGAGAATTATCTTCTTCCCACTCGCCGGTTCCAACATAGCCAATATACACGCCGTTACGGTAGAAGTTGTTCCCATTTTTATCAAAAACAGCTCTTTTATGATCCTCATCAACTTCACCATCGTAAAGCTCTATCTGCCCGGGTGTTATTTGCACGTATTTACTCGAATGGTTAAACCCGAGAAGGAAACTGTTATAGTTTTGCTGCATGAAACTACCAAAATCACCTTTTTTAACCATTGAAGATATGGAATCTTCTACTATGGTTAGTTTAGAAATAGCCTTATCAGCCGTGAATTTAGCAGCCTCAATATCTTTATCTTTAACTCTCAGCCAAGCGAACGTTCTAAAACTACTTATACTGTCAGCGGAAACGTAATGCCATAGTTTGCTTATCCCACCTTTATACGGGTGTTCAGACTCAGGATAATTTTCACCTTCAACCTCAATAATGTTAATATCTTCAGGCAGTTTAGACACGTATCCTGAAATTTCTCCTGAATACTCTTTTTTAATGCTATCAATCTTAAAACCATAATTGTCAAACGGAGACCAGTTAGTTCTAAAATGTAGCCAAAACTCACTTGATGGAACAAACACTGTTGCGCCAGAAATTTTTTCACCAGTTAAACCCGGTATAGCGTAAATTTTATCCTCATACTTGTAAAAAATGTCTACAAAATCGTCAAAAGCTGATTCCGTATGCGACTTCTCATTAAATTTTACGGCTAAACTTTCCTGCTTAACAATAAGCCTGTAAGCGTAGCCGGTTGACGTGTCGTAGAAAAAATCACCAACATGCTGCATTTTTTCACTATCAGTCAGCCACAAGCTCATAGGAGCGTTAAACTGGCTTGGAGTATACGAACCGTAATAGTTACCGTTTTTCTGTTTAAGACTATGGTTAACGCTTTCAACACCAGCCTCAATCTTACCGTCTGTAACATTCAGTTTCGTGTTGATTTCACTTATCGTGTAATAGTTTTCAAGCCTCCTACCAGTGTCTTTTATAGCCTCGTTTTTTGCTTTACTAATCTGCTTTCTACCTGCGAAGTGTAAGAAACTGAAAGTTTTTCCGCGTCAATCGAATGCCCGATAATCCTGTCACCATACACCATGCCGTCAAGAGTCATCGCAGTACTGTAAGGGCCTGAAAAACCGTTATGGCTTCCAGCAATACCATTCATGTTAACCTGTAAAACTTTTGTAGCAGTGTTCTTATCAGGCGTATCCATGTAAAGGTCACGAACCCACATGCCTTTACTATCGTATTCGCTTATCTTATAGCCGCTTTGAGAATTACCCATTTGCGCTTTAATATTATCGATCGCAGCTTTAACACGCTCGTTATCAATTTTTCTAGCTTCAACCGCTTCTTCTTTTAACGTTTGAACAGCATGCGACACGTTTTGCACATACCCTTTAGAAATCCTGCTCGCAAGCACGATTCTAACTTCGCCTGGTTTTTGAATCGGTATAGTCTTTTTTACTACAGGAAACACACGATCCATGCCAAATTGTGGAGCGAGACAACGAACCCTATCCCCACACTTAATCGTCGCATAATATAAACCTAACTCGGATAAGTCAACCGCGCTAAGGCTTATTTCTACCCTTTCAAACTGGTTATCCTGTAACCATTTAGTAGCTTTACGCATAAGATTAGTTGGAACTGTCACATTATTAAAATTAATAACTTTACAAACCCAGCCGAATGTTTTTTGCGCTTCACGAGATACTATATAGTTTTTCCCATTGTTTATTGAAGTAATATCAACATGCTTTTTAAGAACCTCGTTTTCACCATTCTCGTTTTCCAACTCTTTGCCGAGAGGAATAACCGCTGTAGTAACATCCTCTGCTGAAAGGTTTTCCGCGTATTCAAGCAGGTTCAAGCCGAAACTAATATGCTGGCTTGTAGCTTTACCTATTTCTTCTAAACGTAGGTAGTCTAAGTAAAGTTTCCCGTCTTCTTTCCTAAGACGCAAATATCCGCCAAGCTTTTCAACCATTTTTCCCATAATCGCTTCAAGCGTGGTTTCAAAATTAGTAAACCTGTAGAGTGAATCATTCGAGTCAGATACTGTGACGAAACCAATTCTTATTTTCTTATAATCATCTACCTGACTGTTATGAGCTTGTAAAAGTTTTTCTAAAAGCTGGTAGGAACTCTGATCATGGTATTCTTTCTGAGGTTGAATACTATCCGCTAAGTAAGTTAACAACCCTACGCAAGTTACTTTCTTACTACCATACAAGTCTTTTACTTGTTCTCTAACCTCGCCGAAGAAAATCTCCTCATCGTCACGCCACACGCTTACTATTGATTTCCGGTTTTTAATAAGCTCATAGCAAGGGTTTTGACTAGGGCAAGTAAACGTTAACGTTCCTGCAGTATTAAGTTCCAAATTTAACGTAATATCATCAAGTACCGCTTTGTCATCATTTGGATAGTAAATCGTATTATCATCAAGCATGATCCTGTACACTCACAACCACCCCCTTTTATAGGAAATATTTACCATCCCGTTTCCAACGAATGTTAAACTCATGTTTGTTTTTGAACGAAGCTGTGGGAAACGGTTAACGCCTGTTTTAATCTCATACTTTTTACCATTAGAATCCAGTAGCATACTGTTAGATGACAGGTTGTTAAATTCTGGAATCAGCGTCATGTCAAAATCGTGAACGAGTGTTATTTCCCGCTTATCATCTACTTGCATACCCCATATTGTGTGAACACCATCCGAATCATCTACACTATACTTATATGGTTGCAGCTTATAGTTGAGTGTGAGAGTTGAATAGTTTTTATCCGATTTAAAATCACTAACCCACATTCGACCCTGATAGTAGAACAATGGTTCATCATCAAGAGACAGTTTCACACTCTTGCCGTGGATTAACGTTTTAACCCTATGGCATGTTTCACTCCACTTGTTTTTGTTTGCAACAATGAATTCAAAACAGCCTTCACGCATCTCGTATAACACTTCACCGGCAAGACTTTCACTAATATCAATACTTTCCTGCCTGCCTGGTATTTGCAAATACTCTAATTTAGGTTCTGGAAGTTGAATTCGTGGACGGCTTGTAGCAACCAGCCCTAGATCGTTAAAACTATGCAACCCGTTTATTAGCATCCCATACACTTTTACCACCCCCTTGCTTTTCTTGTTTGAAGCTTAAAAAGCTCACTGTCCATCCTGTGCGCGATACCACCCACTAGTTCGCCAGTGTCGAGCACAATACTCTGGTTAGAAAACTGTGGGAAATACGCGTCCATAATCGCTAGAATCTGGTTCATAACACTAAGCATTTGCGTGTTCGCTCCCGCGCTCATATTCTGCAAAGTATCAAGCCCCATGATCACTTCCGGGCCTTTTTCACCGCCGCCAAGCATACGCCCGTTTTTCTCACCGAAAATAGTCGCCCCGTTTAACAGCATTGGCTTGTTCATTGCTTTCTTATACCAGTCGATAGCAAGATACGGTACAGACGGTGGCGTAAGAGAGAATTGTCCTTTAATACTAAAATGAGGCAGTTTAATATGAGGAAGACTAAGTTTTATGTTAGAGAAAAACCCTGTTATAGCGTCGATTACTGCTTTAACCTTGTTTTTCGCAGCTTCAATCGGAGTGATGATAGCGTTTTTAATACCATTCCAAACTGACACAACCGTGTTTTTAATACCGTTAAACACAGACTTAACCATGTTTGCTACTGAATTAAACACTGTTGAAATGCTTGTTTTAATACCGTTTACCACGCTCATGATCGCAGTTTTAATACCATTCCAAACACTTGTTGCAGTGTTTTTAATACCGTTTAAAACGTTAGTGAAAAACGATACGATACCATTCCAAACATTCATGAAAAAGTTTTTCACACTCGACCACAGTTTGTTCCAACTAGTGCCAAAGAAAGACAAAAACACGTTAAAAACGTTTTTTAACGTGTTAAATACCGTTATGAACGTGTTTTTAACCGCGTTCCAAACAGCGGTAAAAATTTCTTTTACACCATTCCAAAGCTGAGACCAGTTACCGGTGAACAATCCTATAAAAACGTCTAAAACGCCTGTGATTAAATCAAGAACGGTTTTGAAACTAGTAAAACTTAAATTTAAAGCGCCTTCAAACAGTGGAGCTAGAATAGCACACAAACCATTCCACACTGTTTTAAGCCCTTCAACAATACTCGTGAAATCAATACCAAGGCTTGACAGTTTTTCTTTAACACCATTAACAAAACCGGTGAAAGTTTCCTTAATTTTCTCCCAAACAGCAATAACACTGTTTCTAAACTCTTCGTTAGTGTTCCATAAGGTTACAAAAGCTGCTACCAGAACACCAATAACCGCAACAACCGCGAGTATTGGCGCAGATACTCCACCTAAAACAGCGCCTAACCCTTCAAGAATACTAGATCCGGAAGTAAAACTTGCGAACATTTTACCTATAAACAAAGCTAGTTTAGAAAACCCTTGTATAGCAACACCTATTTTAGAAATACACGTTCCAAGAACCACTAAAAAAGGGCCAACTGCCGCAGCAATCAGCCCAAGTGTCACTATAAGTTTTTGGCTTTCTGGAGAAAGCTGTTTAAATTTAGAAAGCCATGCTGAAATTTTCTGCATTAATGGTGTTATGACGGGAAGTAAAACATTACCAATAGTCGCAGCAATATTCTGCAACTCTGTTTTTAGAATCTTCATAGAACCCGAAGCGCCCGCGGCTTCACGCCCAGCCTGCCCTTGAGCGTCAGCAGTCTGCTCCATAATAAGAGCCAAAGTAGCAGCCTGTTTCGCTTGCAAGCTCATCGCGCCTCTACCATCATGCAAACCCATGGCAAGAGCTTTAGCTTTAATAGTCGCCTCGTTAACACCCATACCATAATTGTCAAGCATCGCATTATTACCTTTAAGCGCGCCTGTTAAAGCAAGAACAGCAGACTCGGTTGTGCCACCAAACATAGCAGACAAGTCGCCTGCAAGAGCAACCAGCTTCTGACTCATCTCAGCTGCTTCAGCATCACTTTTCCCACCAATATTTTTCAACATCGCGCCCATAGTATTCGCATACTCTAAAGCTTGACCTTGAGCAATACCATAATAGGATTTCAAACTTCCTGACCATTTAAGCATCTTGTTAGCAGACTTACCGTAAATCTGCTCTGTCGCACCCATAGCATCCTGTAAGTCTGCTGCAGCAGTAAAACCAGCAGTACCAATAGCAGCAATCGGCAGCGTAACTTTCGTGCTTAAACTTTGACCAAGAGATGACATACCATCTCCTAGTTTCTTTATCTTTTTGCTCGTACTATCAAACTGGCTACTAAGCTTGGTTAAACTAACACTACCTACCTGTTTTAATTTTTCTTTTAAACTATCAAGATTATTTTCTGTTTCAACAATCTCACGCTGCAACGCATCATACTTGTCTCTGCCAAGCTCCCCGTTTTCCAACTGTACTTTAGCCTGCTTATCCGCCTGTTTCAAAACGTTAAGCTTATTAGACGTTTCTTGGATTTCTTTCTGCAAAAAAGCCTGCTTTTGGCTTAAAAGCTGCGTGCTTGTCGGATCAAGTTTCAAAAGCCTATTAACATCACGAAGCGACTGTTCGGTTGAGTGAATAGTCGAATTCACCTGTTGTAAAGACTTATCTAAGCCTGTAGTATCCCCACCAATTTCAACAGTAATACCTTTAATCCTGTTTGCCATAACTTCACCTCCTTTTTCCATTAATTTAGGTATGAAAAAAGCACCTACAATTCAGCAGGTGCCTTATATCAACATCTTAATTAGTTAACTAATTAGTCTCTTTCAAAGAATCTGTACGCGTTCTTGAGGATGTCACGAGCTGTGTCATAGGAGCTTTCCCAAACATCTTTTTGACCATCATCCCATTCTCGTTGAAGATTCTTATCAATATGAATTCCTTCTTCGTCGTTATGGAAAGTGTATGTTTCTTCCTCATATACGCGATATGTGCCTTCAGAATCAAATGATTTATATGATGAACCATATGTTTTAGTTGCTCCATCAAATTTTTCTCTGTTTTCAACCAGATATTCTAAATCCTCAATTTCTTGATCCTTAAATTTACCATTCCCGAAATTGACATACTTACTTAATTTTTCTTTTCTTTCTTTCTTTTCTTTTTTATCCATTGCTAATGACCCTTTAATACATGTAAGAATATGACGGTATTCGTTTATAACTTTCGCAACCATTGTACCTCTAGAACCTATCAAATTCTGTTTGGCTTGCGAGCTTATCGTATTTCACACTATCGTTTGCTTTCTCCGTCCACATGTCTAAAATCATGCCGATGGTTAAAAGATCCAGTTCGCAAATACTAATCCCAATTTCGGTGCATCTAAGAAGAAACAACGCGGTTGTCATTTGCCGTGTTGTTGCTTTAAATTTTTTTTAGATTTTACTTCAGTTTCCAAGTTTGCTCCCCAAAGTTCTAGAATTTCAGGAAGAATCTCGTAGATAGAAAACATTTCAAACTCGTCAAGCCACTCATCAATACTTGCTGGAATACTATTATCCGCGTGATAAGCCATGATATAGGCTACGTTTTCAAAAATTTCAAGATCTGCTATTTCAAAAACACCCTCGTTGTTTTTGAAAGACTGCTCTAATTTTGATAGGTCTTTGAAAATATCACGCTTGAATTTAATACGATACAGTCTTGGAATAGTGGCGGAAGAACGAAACTTCACGTCTTTACCATTTACTTTTACTGTTTTTTCTAACACTTTTACCCCTTTAAAACTTATTTGATTTCCGTGTTAACTTGCGGAACGTACACGCTCTTATACCATTTCTCATAGGTTTCTTTTGAAGTAGTGTCACCACTCCTAGATTTCACCAAACCATCTTCTCTAGGATCAGCCGTAAGCGACAAAGTTTCCGTACCCGGTTCTATAGTGTCTTCCTTAGTTTCTGACTCGATAGACGGTCGTGTTGCTGAACAGTTATATAAAACGTGTCTGATCGCGTTCACGTCACCATCAAACTCAAACAGGAGCGCGAATTTTTCTGTTTCACTAATCTTCGCGTTTTCAACCAGCACACCGTTTTTATCTAGTTCTTCTCGTAGTATTTCCGTCCTAAACCATTCAGGTATAAGAGCAATTTCCAAGTCGCCACTGTAACCATTGTTAGCAGTCGACCTGAAGTAAACAATCCCGTCAGCGTAAAACGGTGAGGATTCACCCTCAGCCTCAAGGCTTATACTCACCGCACCCGGAATCGGCTTAGGCTCATCGTAGGAGAAACCACTCGAATCTTTTTTAAGTTTTGCCGCGTACACGTTTTTCAGATTGTATTTAACCTTGTTTCCCATTTTCTGTTACCTCCATTTCAAAAATGTAGAGTGTTTCATAAAGCTTTTCCGACTCTATGAACGTCTCTGTTTTGTTATAAAAAATGCCGTGCCTATCAAGCACGGCTTCAACTTTTTCTTCCACACTAGGATTCTTATAATCTGTGTATAGTTCGATATGAACTTCGTTTGCTTTAAAATATGTTTTCCCGTCTGCCGCAAAATTACTGCTTGCAGGCGCAAGAAACACAAGAAACGGTGGGGAAGGTGATTCTCCTTCAGCAAAATGGTGATAAGCAAAAGGAAAATCTATCTCTCGCATGATGCTTAAAAGTCTAGTCATGTTCTATTGCCTCCCTTATTTTTTCTTCGAAGCTTTTAATCGCTTTTTCTTCCGCAAGCTTAATGTGTGCTCTTGCCTCAACGCGTCCGCCACCTCGTTTAGCATGCCCATACTCTAACAAGTGTGTAAGCTGATACTTGTTTTTTGAGTGAACTACCAGTGTGAGAGCGTTTTCTGTTTCTTTAACAGTTTTAACCGCCCAACTTTTCGCATACTTACCCGTGTGTTTCGGAGCAGTGTTTTCTATATCTTCTTTAACGGTTTTACTCACATTTTTAACTGCTTCTTTTACTTTCTCACTCGTAGTATCCGCGTAAGTTTTAAGCTCTTTTATTATCCTGTTTGAAAGATTATCTACTCCTGTTTTGCTCACTTTTTACACCTCTTACAGTGAAGTTTCAGGCTTTTCTTCTTATAATTCATGTGGTCAACACCTAAAATCTCATAAACCGTATCACGGAAAACAATCCTGTAACCAATAGATGAGACTACGGCTGTTTCTTTCGAATAGCGGATAGTAAAATCTATTTTTGACTCATCCCACACGTTTCCCGCCGAAGTCTGCTCCATTGGACTTTCAGCACTCACCGTCGCGTAACACTCGTAATATTTACTCCACTTAATCTTATGATTACCAACCTCATCAACCTCTACACTGTTTTTAAGCAGCACAATACGCTCGTTTAATAAACTTATTTTCATTTAAAACCCCGTTTTTCTAACAGTAAAAAGCATCGAACGTAAAGTGAGCATAAGCGCGTGGTGGTCGGCTTCTTCACGATGCTCATACAAGTAGCCTGTAGCGTATAAGACTGCGAGCCTATACTCGTCAAAGTTTTCACTAATCAAACTACTATCGTTTTTACGAGCTACTCCCTGGCAGAGTTTTTCAGCAGAATGAATAAGGGTGTTGATAAGCTCATCATCTTCTCGACTATCCACCCTAAGATAGTTTTTTGCTTCCTCAATCGTAACTATCATCAACACCCCTCCTTAACTTTTAAGCTGCCACGCTTGTTTTAACAGGCAGAATCTGCACTGCTTCTTTAAGCACGAGTTTTCCGTCTACACGCTCTTTAGCAACGAAACCTATCATGCCGTTTCCAGCGAAAAGCTCTGTAAGCTCTTTAAACGAGCGTGAACCACGGTCGCCAATGTTGTAGTACGAGTAGTCGCCAAAAGCCACCATGTTTTCAGGCGCGTAAGCAGACGTGTAAACCGGGTATCCGAGAATCCTGTTCGGCTCATCATCCTGGTATGAAGGCTGCCAAACGTACGCGCCGTTATTGTCTTTAAGTTTTCGTATGCTCGCGACCGTTTTATCGTTCATAATAAAACTCGCGTTTTTACGGTATGGTCGTCTCAAAGCGTGAACAAGATCAATCAGATCATCAGTTTTAATACCGGCAGTTTCTTTAAGGAACGTACCGCCGTCTTTCTTGTTGAAAATACCAGTCGGTTTTCCCACGCCATCCCCGTTAAGAAAAGCGTCTTCCTCAGCGTTAGCCAACGCCATGCCGAAGGATGTGAGAAGATGATTCTCGAGGTTAAACGCATTATCATACAAGAGTTCTTCAGTAACTTTTACCGCAACGTGAAGCTTATGAGCGTCAAGCAGGATTTGAGCAAACTTGGAATCTCCAAAGTTAAGGCTTGCGCCTTCTTCAATCCAAGCCGCCGCAGGATCACTCATCGCAACATTAATCTTATGCTCTCCACTAGTAGTAATCGTGGTAGCAAGAGAGCGAATAATGTTTTCTTCTTTCAACGTTTCAATCAGACGATTATCGTATTCTTCCGGCACAAGATACCCGCCGTCAGCGTCCACGCCTTCCTGCAACACGTTATCGACTCGTTTAAAATTACTTCTAAGAGCTGTAAGCATCGCCTGCTTATACTCGTCACGCGCACGACCTTGTTTTTCAGAGTTCACACCTGTTTTCATAGGTTTTGCAACAATCGCCTCTGATGTTGGTTTTGAAAGCTCCTTATCCATTACTTCCATCTGCTCCAAGCGTTCAATTTCCGTACTGTAAGCTTTCACTTTCGCTTCCATCTCATCATAGGTTTTCGCGTCTTCTTCTGAAATAAGCCCGTCCTTGTCACGTTTAGATTCAAGGAAAGCTTTCGCACCCTGCCAAGCCTTATTACGTTTCTCAACCATGTTTGAAATACTGTTCATCATGTTTACCTCCAATTTTTGATTAAAAAAAGACGATCCATAAGATCGTCTGCACTAATATTGTTTGTTTCCTTACCGCTTATCCGGCAGGCTTTACATATTTTTTCCAATAACGTGTTTTGCACGCTTAATTTCGAATACAATGTTGAAACCTGTGGTATGCCAATATCAGCGGTTTCACCTCTAGTTAAAACACCGTCCGCGAACCCGAGTTCTACCGCCTTGTTAGCATCCATCCACGTTTCCGAATCCATTAAATGCGAGAGTTTCACACGGTTAAGCCCTGTTTTAATCTCGTAAGCGTTAATAATGGACTCTTTGACCTCATCAAGCATTGATATTGCTTTTTCCATTTCGCTTCTGTTGCCAAAAGCAACAGTCATAGGATTATGAATCATAAGCATTGACACCGGGCTCATATAAACCTTTGTGCCAGCCATCGCAATCACTGATGCAGCAGATGCCGCAATCCCATCAATCTTGACCGTCACACAACCCTTGTAATCCATGAGCATGTTATAGATTTGTGCCGCAGCCACACAATCGCCGCCTGGAGAGTTAATCCACACGGTAATATTCCCACTACCAGCGTTTAACTCGTCTTTAAAAAGTTTCGGTGTAATATCATCATCAAACCATGATTCTTCAGCAATCGTACCGTTAAGAAACAGTGTCCTCTCAAAAATCTCATTATTCTCATTGTTTACCTTTTGGTTTTTCCACTGCCAAAACTTCCTCATTACCTTTTTCCTCCTTTCCGCTACTGTTTGCGAACGCTCCTGCACGGTTAAGCGGGAGCATGTTACCGTTAATCAAATACAAGTCACCACCCTCACAGGCGGGAATCTTATCCAAGTTTTCTAACTGTCTAATATCGTTTGCGCTCATCCAACCGTTTTGACGAGCGGTAGCATAACCATTCATACGACTCTGATAGTCTCCTCGAAGAAGACCATCAACGTTAAACTTCACATAATAAGTTTCTTTCTCCTTATCAGTAAAAAGCCGCCTCGTAATAGACTGTTCAAACCGCGCCACCCAAGGATCCAGCGTGTATTTCACAAACTCCAGCGACTGCTGCTCAATATTAGAAAAACTTGA